TATCTGCAGTGATAGCATATGTCTTGATACCAGCCGCAGCCAGCATCTTAATGCCATCATTATCGTGAGGACCAAACTTCTTCATTACTTTACCGTCTTCAGTATAGTAGAATCCGCCGTCGGTCATTACACCGTCTATGTCAGTAACTAATCTCTTAATCATTTTTTAAAATAAAGATTGCGAGTTAGTCCACCAAAGATGTAGGTGAAGTATAGGAAGAGTGGAGTGGCAATTGCGAGTCGTATTGTATCAGGAGTTGCACCAGCCAATTCACCGAGACCGATGAAGGCTGAGATGATTCCAATTACTGCCAACACGGTGGCTATTCCAAATCCAAAATCTTTAAGTATTTCTTTCATAGTATAATCCTTTTAATAATATAGTAACCATTATAACACAAACTGAGTCGCATGTCAATGGTTATTTATGTCACCTGTTAAACTCCATGCTATACCGACTTCATCAAACATATCCTTTGTTTTGTCAAATGAATCTATCCATCTCTGTGGAACATCTGTTGCATCCATTACAATTCTATTTATGCCGGTCTGAACAATTCCTTTAGCACAGTTAGAACAAACTGGTAATCCATAAACATATAACGTTGCGTCTTTACAAGAGATACCATTAGCAGCTGCATTGTAAATTGCATTCATCTCAGCATGGACAACCAATTCGTACTTAACTTCCCTGTTCTCATATCGTTCAGGACTATCATCAATACCTTTAGGAAAACCATTATAGCCTGTAGCAAGGATACGCTTATCTTTAACAATAATTGCACCAATCTTTTTACTAGGATCTTTCGACCAAGTAGAGATTTCTTTTGCTACGGCTAGGAATCGTTTATCCCAAGTTAAATCTATCATTGCATCTCTCATTGCTAGAATCACTATACGACCTTATGTTGATCACGAATAAGATCTTCAATAAAACCAAAATGCCTTTCGTATACATGAAGATTAGTTGCAGTCCAAATGATATCACCAGAAGGGATACCAAGATCAGCTGCCAACTTATCTTGAACATACTTAGCCCAAGCTACATCATTGTTATAACCAAACACTGCATCGTTAGAACGCATTAGGTAATGGGAAATCAAACAACCATCTCTAATCATAAATGTATTAGAATAGGTACACATGAAATCACTCATACCATCGCGGTTGTAATCCAAGTGCATAGATGGTCTGTTATATAACATAACTGCACGTCTACTATTAGGATTGTTTCTTAACTCACGAAGAACATGTTTATATTGATTACCGTTCTCCTCAGAGAAAACACACCAACCATAATTAGAATTGATCATACCTTCGTCAGAAGATATATCTTTCCAAATCTGTGGTGTCTCTCCAGGAATATCATCAACATATAAGGACTGCGACTTGTACCATTCTAGTTCACGTTCGATGTACTTATATGCTGGTGTACGGATTAACCAATCTTCAGTAGCAACAAATGATTCACCAAGAACTTCAATAGTCTTAGCACCTGACTTATCAATGACAAAATCTTGTGCAAGATATTTCTCAATTAAGTCTGCTCGGATATCATTCGTACACTTCATTAGATAGATTCCATCAATGCTTCAATATCAGAGATTTCAGCAATTCGATCTGAGATGTCTTGATTATGAAAAGCACGTGCAGTTTTACGTAACACACTCTTAGGGACTTCACATTCTTCAGCCAAAGCATTAATTGCTTCTTTCTGAAAATCACGTTCTGCTTCCATTCTTGTAAAAGAATTACTCATTTCTTCCATGCAACCACGGATTCGTTTCAAGTCTTCGGGTGAAGATGGTAAAATTATATTGCTCATTATATAGTACTCCTGTTAAATACATTTTTAGTTTGGTTTTGACCTTTAATACCTTGACGACAATATGCAACAAAGAAACTTGAATAGTTAATCAAATCTTTTGCTGAATCTTCAAGGGATTCAAAGTTAGGGGTATAATCATCTGACTGCATTGCATCCATCACTGACTTCATACGTAGCATTTTAGCGTGCATAATGTCATGGATAGTTATAATACCGTTAGGATAATAATCTGCTTGTTGAACTGAAGAGTTTGGATTTTGATAATCGTTAGCCTTCTTCAATTGTAACTGAAGACATTCTTGTAGAACATCAACCGATATTGGGTTAGTCTGAGTGGATGGTGGTTCTTTTGCCATAGTTGGACTCCTATTTTAATAACTCTAAGAAATGATCGAATACGCCTGGATTATCTTTACAAACTCTTTCAAAGTTTCGTGCCATTGTTTCAAGGCCTTTCTTATTGTCTTCTGCTTGGTACTTCTCTACTCTAGCTTTAACCTTTTCGAAGTCAAACTTATCAGCAGGGAATTTCTTAGGTTTCCAAGTTACAGTAGAATCTTTGGGCATCCCATAGTATCTGCCGTCATCGATGAATTTTACTGGTGCTGTCATAATTGTTCTCCATAATTTAATATACTATTATATCAAAGATTCTTGATAATGTCAATAGAAACTTCGTATTTTAAGAAAAGATTTGTTGCTGCTACTGATAGGTTATCAGATTCGTTATAGGTTTCAGACCAACGGAAGTAGTCTGGTGTATTACCTTTTTTGTTTGGAGTAAGTAGATGCTCAAAGAAAGCATCGTGGGGAATCATAGATATTCTGTAATCAGAATCTTCAATAGTGGAAGCATCAACTAAGGCGATCCAATCACAAGCATTGTGTTTACACAGTAAACTCCACGCTCCTAATAAACCTGACGTAGGTTTGTTTGCCGTCTTAACTTCGATACGTCCTGGGAATCGGACTTTACCGAGTACATCAAATTTACCATTGACTGATTCACCTTCCGTCAGTTCAACAACCTTGGATTCACCTAATGAACCGATAAGTGATTTGTACAGATCTCCTGTACCACACAGCTTACCTTGTTTATGTTTATATAAAGCACGTTCAAGTAATTCTGTTAACTTATCCATAATCTACTCCTTAAAAGTTGTAGTCATAAAAACGAACAGGTTTATTTTCTAATAGATGACGTTGGCCGTACTTATTGAACCAACCTTTCTTTGCTTTACTATATCGAATACGTGTAACCACAGCATCGGCAATAGATTCGTAAGAATAAGATTGTTTGTTGTTATTAGTAGTATGTCCGAAGAATCCACCAACAACTGTTTCACATTTAAAATTGGGATCCAATGTTGCTTTCATTGGACGAACCTCTAAAGTAAGATCAGAAATAACCTTAGTAATTTCATAAGGACTAACATCAGAGTAACCGTAATAGTTTGCATATTTAAAATCAATCATTTATGTGTTTCCCATTTAGTTTATCAATTTATAGTACTATTATACCATAGTTTCTTTATGATGTCAATAGTTATTTGGGATTATTTACAGTATTCGTTGATTATTTTGCTAATTCTACCTGATTTCATAAATTTATGAAAGGCTTTAAATGCTTTTGTCATGTTGTCTCCTATATTGCGGTGGTTCTAATGCAACAATTGTGTTACAATTCTGTTACATATAAAATATATATACAGATAGGAGACAGTATTCATGAAAGTTATACTTCTCTTAATGTTGGTAGGATACCGTGGTTACCTTCATGTGATGGAGCAACCCATCCTTCAGGTTTCATTAGATCAGGTAACCCAAGCGGGTTGGGTCTTCCTTCTTTAATACCTACTTCTTTTGCCATGTTTGCTTTGAGAACTGCGTCCCAAGCTTTATAAGGATCGACTCCGAAGGCATCAAGAGTACCGATTGCCACTACACAAAGGTCAACTAAACCATCAACGATTTCTTCGGAGTCGATATCTTTTTGAGCAGTTCTTGTTTCATCAAGTTCTTCTTGTAGGAAGTTAACTCTGAATTCCAAGAACGCTTTCAACTTTTCTATATCTGAGTTTGCTACCCAGCTATGTGTTCTGTATTTTGACTGCATGTCAACAATATCTTTTACCCAATCTTTACTCATAATAATTCTCTCAATTCATTAAATCCACCAATTGCTTTACCATCCATTGTAATCTGTGGAAAGGTTCTTGCAGTTGGGAACTGAGTAAAGAACTCTTCTTGCGAAAAGTCCTCACCCATTGATTTATACACAAAGTCTAATTTCTTTGATTCACAAAGCTGTTTAGCCATGTTACAATAGGAACAATTAGTCTTTCCATATATTTCTATCATACGAGTTTCAAACCACCAGACCCAGGTAGGATTAAACCAGTAGTTGCTTCAATTACTTGCTTCTTCAACTCATCCATTGGTTCTACTGTAAACATTACATGAGATTCGCCAATAACAACTGGTTCACGAGTTGCATAAGGTACGAATGGAACCATTCCAATTTTACCTTCACCAGCTGGGACTAATAGGATCGCATCAGTCAAAGTATAGAATCCTTTATCATAGGCTACTTTTGCTACAACCTCTTCGCCGGTTGATAGTCTTACAATTTGTATATCACTCATATTAAATTTCCTGTTAATTTGTTATTGTGTCTATTATAACACAGTTTAGGTTAGATGTCAATAGGTTTAACTGAAAAAGTCATCGAGGGTATTAACCTTCTCTGCTGACCATCCAACCGCATCGAGTATTGACTGTATAGGACTAAGGAATACTTTATCAAACTGAAGTTCAGTATCAACATAATCATGTAGTCCAAGTTGTTTTGGTAAAAGGCCAGGAACCGATATTACGTTCTCACGAATAGGATTAGGTACCTTTAAATATAATAGCTTGACTTTGTCTCCACCTTGTATCATTGGAAACTTCTTGCCAAGACCTTTCTCTTTAATGAAGTGGTTATACATCAAGGAACCACGAACATGCATTGGACAACCTTTTTTGTATAAGGATCCTTTTACTTGGTACTTCTTGAGTTCATTAACACCAGAAGTCTTAGCGATTGCCATAGGATCTAAGGTTTTGAACTCTTCCTTAAAATCTCCAATAAACGCTTGAGTTGTTTCTTCATCTTCATTCATAATGATTTCAAAACATTTCTTGAGTTTAGAACGACAGATCTCAGGAGTGGAAGATCTTACTGATTCTAATCCTGTTACCGATATCTTAGGAGTATCGTAGTGAACACCTTCTGAGTTCAATGTATTTAGTATGTAACGTTTCTTAGCAACAAAGATTGCTCTGTTAGTAATCTTTTCACGTTTCATTACCATTGCATTACGATAAGTACCAAGATCAGCAGCAAGCTTTTCGTAACCATCTTCAATGATCTGTTCAATTTTGGTTGAACATACACGATCAAGAAACTCTTCACCTTTATCTTTATCAATATCAGTCGTACCAAATACTTCTTTAATCATAGGACCAAAGTCAACATAGATTGAGTCAGTATCAATATAAACAATATAATCATGGCCTGTTGTACCAAGAACTCTGTTTAGGTAATTATTCACTGATTGCTCAGCGCAACGAATAGCCAACTGACCACTTGTTGTAATCGCCTCTGCCATTTCATTAATATAGTATAAGAAATATACGTTAGCAGTAGCACCATACAAACTGTTCATGGCAATCTTAATTGACATTTGCGAGTTATGCAATTGATTAATCTCACGTTTAAGCCTTATGAGCTCTCGTGGATCTTTCTCGACCAAACTGTTGTTCAGCAAGGATCATCTGCTTTTTAATCACGGAACGGTTATTATAGTATTCATCAATGATTTCAGGAATAATTCCTAACTTCTTATTAGAAAAGCAAACACCATTAGCAGCAACAGAGACTCCGTTACGTTCATTCTGATATTCACCTTTGAGTACC